CAGAGTCGAGGCATTCCGGAAATGGCAACATCAATCGCCAAAGGGCCGATGATGCGGATCTACGAGAAAGCGGTTCTCGATGCAGCAGCGACGGCAGCAAAGCATACTGTCCTAATCGAAACGAACATTGATAAGTTCGAACCAGAGGTGCTGGAGGGGTTTTATCAGCCAGTTGAAGCCGGAGTCCAGGAGCCGATTCACTACGGCACGCAGACTCACCTTCCATTTGGAGCGAAGGTCTCGCAGCTAAAGGCAGAACAGCCCACATCGACCTACTCGGATTTCACACGCGCGAACGTCGCCGGTGCCGTCCGTCCGCTGGGTCAGCCTGCACAAATCGGCACGGGAGACGCTGCGGGTGTGAACTTCGCGGGCGGTCAGTTGGGCCGTCAGGATTATGAGGTCGATGTTGATGTCCAGCGACAGGATTGGGAAACGGAATGTCTCGACAAACTGCTGGCTCACTGGCTTTTGGAAGCAGTCTTGCTCGGTGAAGTGCCGGAGGAATTCGCCGACATCGAGTTGCTGTCGCACGAATGGCGATGGACTCGCCGCCGTCATCAGGACACAAATCGCGAATACTCCGGACGAGCCAAGGCATGCGGATCCGGGCTCACGTCTCCTGCATTTTGGCAGGAAGATGACGGTGTTGACCCCGAAGAAGAAGACATGGCCTCCGCGCGAAGTCATGGGATCACTCTTGAGCAATTCAGAGAAGCACGATTCCGCCAGATGTTTCCGGATGCAGCCGTCGCCATTCTCGGCCCGGGCATGACTCCGCCAAAAGTCGCACCGCAGAGATCACCACCACCAGCGAAGGAATCCAATGTCCAGCAGAACTAAACTCAATGCCTCAGGCCCTTTGGTGTTTCCTATCAATGGCGGCAAAGCGGTCCTCGAAGCAGCGGCCGGAGAGTCTAAGGTTCGGCGGTTCAAGCTTCTGGCATACACGGGCGGCAAAGCATATCTGCCAGGCTTCCCGATGCCCGTTGTGTTCGAACTTTCGTCGATGAAAATGGCTGAAGGAATGCCAATTCCAGCCCTGCTGGAACACTCGAATGAAAACGCAGTCGGTCACACCGAGGACATAAAGATCGGGCCCGATCGAATCACGGGATACGCCATTACATCAGTCGAATCTCAAGCTCGCGACAAAGTTGTCTTGTCCGCAGCCAATGGTTTTTCGTGGCAGTTGTCCGTCGGTGCTGTGGCTGATCGCGAAAATCTAATTCCTATCCCCGCGGGCGAATCAAGAAAAATAAATGGTCAGGTATTGCAAGGACCGTTTTTGCTCGCTAGGCATTCGGAACTACGCGAAATCACATTCACTGCCACTGGTGCCGACGCCGGCGGGGCAGTTGCAAAACTAGCGGCCTCACTTGGCTTGTCTCCTGGAGAGAACACAATGAAGTTTTCGGATTACATCAAGAGCCTCGGACTGAAGATTGATGCCCTTTCGGCTGAGCAGATGGCCGGGCTTCGAACCGTCTGGGGCAAACTGGAAAACAAGTCCGAAGACGATGTAAAAGAACCGGAAGTGAAGCCGGTCGTGGAAAAGGCCGAAGAGCGAAAGCCAGAGCCCGTAAAGACTCCGGACGTTTCCGGCGGATTGACGGACTTCGAAAAGCAGGCAGCCGAGGCTGTTGAACGAGTCGAGTCTTTAACCTCGCTGAATGCCTCGTACGAGCCCGACAAAATTGATCAAGACGGCGAACAAGTGAGCCTGCTGGCTCATGCGATCACAAATAAGTGGACAGCTCAGAAGTTTGAACTGCACTGTCTTCGCGCCAAACGTCCGACCGCTCCAAGGCCAGCACAGATGGATGAATCTGACCGCGAGGTCTTGCGTGCGTCCCTGACCGGTGCTTTCATGACTCGACTGAACGTCGCACTTGACCACAAGTGCTTCGCAGATCGTGCCAGCAAAGTCACTCTGAAGGCGTCGCTGACGAGCGGAATCAATGATCCGTTTCGCCAGAAGTGGATGGAAAAAGCAGACGGCATGCGTCACCAGAGCATGGTGGATCTGTTTGCCTCAGCAGCGCGGCTTGACGGAATCGACCTGAACAAGCACGGCCACTACAAGTCTGAGGAATGGCTGCGGGCTGCGTTTTCCAGCACAGCAATTACGGACATGTTCACGCAGGCCGTAAACGCTCGCGTCATGGCGTCCTGGACCGAGCAGCTGTCAGACCTGACGAAGCTCGTCATGGAATCGGATGTGCCGAACTTCATGGCAAACGAACGCAAGCAGCTCGAGCTGACCGGCGGGGCTCCGAGACCGCTGCCGAATCAGGGCGTTGCGAAGGACATTTATCTGTCCGCAACCGGCGAAACGATTCGAGCGAAAATGTACGCGGATCGCTTCCAGTATTCAGAGCAGGACGTCATCGACGAGCGATTCGACACGCTTCGCTCGGCTGGTAGCGTCATGGGCCAGCGAGCCCGCCGATTGCTGTACGATCTGATCGCCTACGTCTTGGTTGCCAATCCAACAATGGCAAACACTCGTGCATTCCAGAACACGACTGACGTGAATCTGCGAACTGGGTCGGCATTGACGCGGGAAACGTTGATCACCGGCTTGACAGCGTTCGAAACTCAGCAGGAAAATGGGGTCAATGTCGATGTTCAGGCCACTCACCTGATCACGTCGAAGGCCGCTCGATTCAATGCTGCTGAATTGATCGCCCCAAGTAAGCTGATCACGGGCGAAAATCTGACCCGCGGCGACTTCAACTCCATTGCCGGCTCGATCGGTGAGATCCTGTCAGATGCACGCATCGACAACGGATTTACTGACCCGACTGACGTCGCCGATATTCCAGCGACTGTTGCCGGAGTGCCCACTTCGTGGTGGTTGGCCGATGCAAATCAGCCAGCCATTGAACTCTGTTATGTGCAGGGACACGGACGAGCCCCGCGACTCCGTTCTGGCGTGCTCGGAAACGGTCAATACGGATTCTGGTACGACTGTTCGATGGCAGCTGGCGTGGCTCCAGTCAAACGCAAATCAGTTCAAAGGAACAACGCATAATGGTAACCGCAACTGTCAGTCGTAAGTTCATTGACGATGGTGTCCATGAACCCGGCGACAAAATCGACGTTTCGGAAGTGCGATACGCAGAACTGTGTCGCATGAGTTTGGTGGTAAAACCCGACGATCAGACAAGTGAGCCGGCGATTAAGTCCGCGCAGAAAGGCAAATCATAAACATGCCAATTCCACAATGTACGCCCTGGGGCGCAGTCAGCACGGTCGAGAACGTTACCGCATTGCGGGCAGTCTCTTCTGGCCACCTGCATGAATGCCCCGACGGTCGAATCGGTTACTACGGCGGCGCTCAGTCGGTCGGTTCGGGTGCCGTAATTCCTTCGCTCGAAACGGAGGGAGTGTTCAAAATTGCGGCTGGAGCTTTTGCGGCCATTGCGGCCGGACAAAACGCCAACTTCAATCTGACCACTCAGGCACTCGTGTTGTCGGGACAGCGGAACGTCGGCATTTACGTCAAGGCGAAAGCCCTGAACGCTACTGAAGCTATCGTTGTTCTTAACAACGGAGGCCATCCACTTAACACGTCGCAAATCCCAACCACGACCACGGTGTGATCTTTGCGGCTGCTCGGAACCCGTGCAGGTCGTGGGCGTAAGCACACGACCTGTTTTTCTAAGGCCTCTCAATGTCTCGCAGAACCGAAGCTGCCTTGCACGTGAGAAATCGCGTGCGGTTAGTTGCTGGTCAGACTGCGACGATCACGAGAGGCTCAGAAACAGTCGTAGCGGCAATCACAGTTGTCAAACTGTCTGCTGAGAAGTTGATACAAAGACTTGGCGGTGAGTACATCCTTGAGTCTGATGAACACGCATGGCTGATCGGCGTGGATGTATGCGGTGAGGATCTTGAAATCGGCGATCTACTGACGGCCGACGAAATCGAATACAGAATTTGCGAGTCGTCAGTAACGCAGCGACACTGGCAGTGGTGGGACGTCGAGCAGACGCAGAAAATCTACAATACAAAGGTTTGGCAGTCATGATCGGACAGGGCGAAAATGTTGGCGTGCGGATGACGATGAAGGCGGCAAAGTCGCTCTTCCTCGATCGCGCAGCCGTCATCTCTCGTCTTGATCGAATCGCCCGCCGCCGGCTAGCGATTTTCGGCGGATATGCGATGCGCACGGCTCGCAATCTCATCAAGCCGAAAAAAGACATGACCGCCGATCAGTTGCCGGATGAATTGAAGGCATTGCTCGGGGCGAGTCGCTTGGAAATTCCACGCGGCCCGAACGGCAGGCCCGTAAAAGGCGGAAAGAAATCACGCGACAACAGCCTAAAAAGTGACATCTTTCCATGGCCGCAAACGACCGGACGGCCAGGAGCCGCTCCGCAGTACACGGTCGACTTCACGAACAACGGGAAGAAGTTCAATCGGTTCAAAGACCTGATCGTCTTTGTGGTTGAGCAGAGCCTTCAGTCTGTCGTCATCGGCCCAATCATTTTTAACAGCGATGACACTCCAGGACTACTGGAAAACGGCAGGGCCGCAAGTCGTTATTCCCCGCAATACTACCGCCGCTCTGACGGCAGCATCGGAACGAGCTTCGTTAAGAAGTCAGTCGTTATTAAGCCGCATCCCTACATGGGCACGGCGTTTGATCGAGCCTTAGACGCTCAGGTTCCTCGCATCTTCCGGGAGATTTTCTAATGGCTTACCGCCACGGGCTCAGAAATAAATTCTACGTTTCCGCCACCGCATTCAAAACCGCCGGAACGCCGACGTGGGTTGAATTGGACATGGCTGAATCTATGGGCCATGAAGATTCCCGAGAAGAGGCGGAAGTCAAGAATCGCAAGGGCGACTTCGTTCTGTACGGAAGCGGCAAGCGAACAATGTCCTTCACTCTGCCTTGCACCTTTGACGAGGCTGATCCGGCGCAGGCAATCATCCTAGCGGCCTACCGCAACAACACAGTGATCGCAATTGCCGACATGGAAAGCGCAATCACGAACACCGGATCGAAAGGAATGCAGATGGACGTCGTTGTTCTGCAGGCTCCAAAGCCTTCAGACCTGGCGGCCTACGACTCGATGGAATACATGTTCAAGCCAGCCGCCGAAACTGCGAAAGTGCCGACGTTCGTCACTGTCGCAGGTGGCACAAGCACGACTACTTAACGGGGTGTGAAGTGCAACAAAAAGTCCAGAACAAAGATGGCTCAGTCACCATCATTAACGTGGTTGACGTCATGACGATCGACCAAATGCGTGAGGCTGGGGCGTCCAAGATGGCTGACCCGGCGTTCATTACTTCCAATGTCGAAGCGGCGATGAAAAGAGAAAAATCCTAATGTCAAAGGTGACTGTTGCGGGGCAGTCGTTTGAGGTTATCGCAACGCTTGGATTGCTCCGAAGAATTAAGACGGTTCACGGGATCGATTTACTGTCTCGTGACTCTAAAGGCCTGGCAGGGTTCCTCAGTTCGTCCGACGACTGCTGGATTGTTGGGTGCGAGTTTCTCGGACTCGCAACCACTGAACAACAAGACGAATTAGCGGACAAGGCCACCGGAAGAGACGTCGCCACAGTCATCGGCGCAGTCACGGAGGCTCTCAAGGATTTTTTCCACGGCCGCGGCGAACCGGAGATGGTAGCCGCGATAGAGAAGCAAGTTTCGACGATTCAAGCGAGCCGGAAAGCACTGGCGGAACGGATCGAGGGCACCGACCTGGCAACTCCGATAGTAACCGAGATCCTGAATATGAATCTGACGCTTGGTGCGATATCTGGACTCTCGCCGGTCGCCTAAGAATTAACCCGCTGCCGTTTACGTGGCGGGAATTGGAAGAAATGGAGTTCGCAAACGGGGAATGCGAATGGCAGCGGTTGTCGTCACTGATGGCCACTGTCATCAATTCCCAACGAACGAAAAATCCAGTGAAGCCAGACGACTTGAATCCGATGACAAAAGCGGCTCGAAAGAGAAAACCACGGCCCGAAGTTTCACCTCTTTTGAGATACCTGTGAGGGGCTGATGGCATCGAGTCGAAGCGTTCGCGCAGGATCAGCGTTTGTCGAATTCTTTCTGAACGATAGTCCGCTGAAACGTGGCCTCTCAATCGCCGAACGCCGGATGAGGCAGTTCGGGGCAACGTCCAGAACATCGGCCGTAATGCGTTTCTGGTTGGCGCTGCCGGAATCGGGGCTAGTGTCCTGCCGGTCAAGCAGATGATGGCGTTTGATGATGCCATTCGCATGACCGGAGCGGTGTCTCAGTCATCTGCCGCGCAGTTGGAGCAACTCCGACAGCGAGCACTGGAACTTGGTCGCACAACCAGCTTCACGGCCGTTGAAGTCGCCTCGCTGATGGGCGAGCTTGGCAGGGCCGGATTTAAGACAGATGAAATCAACGCGATGACAGACGCGGTTTTGAATCTGTCTCGCGCATCTGGCACTGACGCCGTCCTTGCTTCCGGAATCATGGCCGCGACACTCCGCCAGTTCACGCTCGGCGCTGGAGATGCGGCAAGAGTTTCTGACGTGCTCACGCTGGCTGCAAACTCGACATTTAACAGCGTGGAAAGTCTCGGCGAGTCCCTGAGTTACGCGGGGCCGGTCGCTGCTCAGTTGGGAATGTCCCTTGAAGATACGGTGGCAATTCTTGGAACTCTTGGGAACGTCGGAATCCAGGGCAGCAACGCAGGAACAGCCCTTCGCCGAATGTTTACCATCACGGCAGCCGAGGCCGGAAAGATGCGGGAAATCTTCGGCGTGGAATTTCT